CTCTTCCACGCTTCCTACTGACTTCTCGAGGGTGTCTATCTTATTAGATAGACCCTCAAGACGTTTGTCAGCTTCTTTGGAAGTTTTCGTGCTCTTAAACGAGAAATAACTTGGAATAATAACGACTAAAACGGGAGTCAATTTGTCAACTAGTGCCAATAGGTCCAATTTTACCACCCCCTATTAACGCTCTAGCTTACTGTACTGGTTGAGTTTCTAAATCAGTGTTAGATGGTTTAGGTTCAGTCCATTTCCAAACTGCCAGCTTACCGTTTTGTGAGAGTGATCCCTCAAGATCAGTTACAGATTCGTTATTGTAAGTAAAATCTTGATTTACTTGTACCAATACCCGTTGACCTTCTCCATATTTAGGAGTATGGCTTGGATCGTTAACCGTGAAGATTTCATACGGCTTGTAAGTCTTACCAGCTTGACCAGCTTCGACCAATTCCAATCCACGCGCATAAAGTGTAGGATCAAGCGGGCTTTCAGTGTTAGTGACCGCTGCCAAAACCGCCCAATCTGCTACTGACTTAACTTCTGAGATTTTGGTATCTTTCTCAGCCAATTTTGTTTCGTACTCTTGCGCTTGGACGTGTAAATCCTCTTGCAACTTCTTAACGCCTTCCGCTGGGTTCAATTCAGTCGCAACTTGACCAAGGACGGCTTGGATCAGTACCTCGTCTGATTCGTTGGTACGGTCACCAATCAATACACGCTCAAAAGCGGTATAAGGGTTAGCTGAGCGGATTGAAACGAAAGTGCGTCCTTCTTCTTGCAAGTATTTGTTAATGATTTTAAATTCCATAAATTATTTACCTTCTTCTAATTTCTGTTCTGCCTCGTCAAAGAGGTCTTTGAGTGCTTGATCGCTATCTAAAACGCTGTTAACGCGTGTTAGTTGTTGCTGTACTTGTTCGAGTTGCGCTTGAGCTTCTTCAAAATATGCTTTGTAATTTGCATTTTCGATAGCTTCGTTAGCAAATTTAATAGCGAGATTGTTGATGATTTTATCTGTTGTGTTCATGGCGTCCTTTCTATCTCCAATATTTATAATACCCACCTCTTGTATAATTTCTGCCATCGTCCAAATTTCGGAAGTTATCAAAGATGTTATCTAGTATTTTCACAAGATTTTTATTTTTAATGATAATATCCTCGATATTATGGATTGTATTATCGACTGTGTTTATTGCAATTGATTTTGGGTCATTTGCGTTGTACATAAACTCAACTAAGTCGCCGTAGATATTGACTGCTGTTGTATTGTCATTTGCATTCCAGATCTGGATACCGGCTGAACCGTCGTCCATTTTAATGTGTTTATGCGAGTTAGACATGAGCGCTGTGTACGTTCCATCTCTTCCTGCAATTCTACCAGCTCCAAATACCAAGTATTGTAATGGACGGTTTGGGAATTGATTCTTAATACCAACTGAATCTTTATTCATTTCGATCCAGCCGGTTTGTAAATCGAAATTAGTCACATTATTCAGTGATGATAACTTACCGCCCTTGATGATGTTTGCTGTCAGCCCGTCTGATACAATATTCTTCGCTGATACGTTGATAAGTCTCGCTGTGCTTGCGTCAATCTCGCTGATGTGTGCTGTCCCGATCTGAGCATTGCCGATCATGGACTTTTTAATGACACCATCTTTGATGATCGTTTTCTCACCAACTGAGAGCAAACCCTCGTTGATTCGAATTGACCCGTCTGGGTTGAGGTTCAACTGACCCAGCACGTCACCCGCGCTGTTTAGGTTACGGACCGACCAAGACCCCGCAAGCTGTGTGACTTGAGTCCGTGTAGCTTCCGCCGTTTCTTTGGCCTGTTTGGCCTGTTCTGCAACTTGGATTGCTTTTGCTTGTGCGTCGCTAGCAAGTTCTTTCGCTCTATTGCTAGCCTTATAAGCATCATCAAACTGACTTGGCTTGTATGGTCCGGTATTCGATCCGCGGACCAAAATAGGTTCCTTAAATTCTACCCAGCCATTCTTTGCCAAATAGATATAAAATGGGTAGTTCGCGTCTTCTCCGAAGGCAAAGTCTTCTTGAACTGTGAAAGTTTTTTGGAACTCTTGCCACTCGTTTAGAGGGGGTCTATTTTTTCCAATGTCAGACGATAAAAGGATTTTATTTAATCCGTGGTTCTTGACATTAAAAGCAAAAGAACTGTCTGGATATTCCCTAATACGGTACTTAAACCCTAACGTGTAAGTTTCACCGTGGTATATTTTTTTAACGTAAATTGGAAGAGAGAACCCTGTCCAGTTATAGCCTGTTAAACCTTGCGCCTTGATTGTAAAAATACCATCACTCACAGATACGTTTGCATTTGGATTGTTGTTTCCGACAAGCGTATTAGTGGACATGGTCATTGAGTTTACAATCAGATTATTATCATCTGTGACATATTTTCCAACCTCGGTCTGGAAAATCTCACTACTCATTACAAGCCGTGATAGCTTATCGGGCGCGTCTGTTTCAGACGTACCGATAATACGCTCATAGAGTAGAGACGTTTCTTTTACTTTTTGAAAGTCAGTCTCATTTACTTTTCCAGCGATCTGACTAGATAATGTGGTCAACTGGCCATCAATACCTTGTTTAAACTCAGCTAGCTTAGCTTCGTTATCTCTGGTTAGAGCTTCAAAACGTTGTCTTGTACCTTCAGCATTTTCTGTGAAGGTGCTTTTAGCAACATAATCTCGCGATAAGGCCTCACGAATAGTGGTCGATAAGCTAGCTGTTTCTTCGCGAGCGTATCGCTTTAATTCATTTTGACGTTGGCCGTCCTTATCAATGAATGATGTTATTTCTCCGATTTTAGTCTTTATGCCCGCTGTCGTTTGATCGACTTCAAGCATTTTAGAGCCATATTCATTTTTAAAGGTCGTAACGTCTTTACTTAATTGTGTTTGCGCCCTCTCTGCCGTCGCCTTGAACGTGTTTAAATTCGCAACGTTCTCGTCTGCGATTCTCTTTGCTTCTCGTCCCAAGTCAGCGCTTGTTCCAGCTTTTTTTAAGGCTTCGTCAGCTTTTGCGTTTGCTTGCGCGATTGCTTGGTTTGCTGAGGTTTGGGCGTCGTTGACTATTTTTTCAATTTTTGACGTGTCAACTTTGAGAATTTTCGGAAGCCATTCCGTACCTGACCAATAATAGAGCTCTGTTTCCTCTCCTACGGTCAAGTACAAGAGATCGCCTTCGTGAAGCGTCCCTCTTGGCTCGTCTTTTGGCTTCGTTGTGCCGTAATAGTTGGTATTCTTCCCATTCGCGGAAACAAGCGCCCGTGTAGCTGTCGCAAGAGCTCCTTCAGCATACTCTTTAGACTCGGAAACGCTTCGCATAATTGAGCCTTCCGACGTGATCGCTTTCTGGACGGTCCCAATATCGTTACACGTTACCTTGTGGGACAATAGCCGGCCCGTTACGTCGTAAGAGCTCTCGTAAGAAACTATACGAATCTTCTCGCGGAACTCAATCGTCTCGTTAATAGCCATGATATAGTCACCAGCGCGGGGCCGTGTGTACTTATATCCGGCTTGTGTGAGATCTTCCATGTCAAGTTGGACCGAAATCGAATAGGATTCGTCGACTTCTTTCTTTAATCGTTCTAAGAGCTTACCAGTCTCTTTATAGCGTTCATCGCTTACTGGTTCTCCCTCAATTCGGCCATAGATCCGAGCGAGTGGGCTCTCATATTCGGACGTATATCGGCCTGCGTCGTGGTTGTTTTCGTCTTTCCACGCGCCTAAACCCTTTTTATAGGTTATGAAATTGCCGATATTCTTCTCGATCGTCAGCTCGTTCATGTTGAAATTTTTCCGGACGACTGTCGAAAGGTCCGTCCCAACTTTTTTCAAAATTCGAACGACCTTACCAGTTACCGAAAACTCAAGGCCGGCTGCTTTAATGATCTCTTTGAACATTTTGAGCCGTTTCGCGTTACCAAAATTCTCTTTCCGAATTGATCCAGCTTGCGCCTCAATAACGTACCGGTAGCCACTATCTTTGAAGATCTCCTCTATATAGACTTCAAAGCGATTTGAGCCGTTAAACTCTTTATAACAGTTAGAGTGCTCGAAATCGTAGAAGAATTGGTGGACCGCGTCAAACGATAGCGAAATGTTTTTGCCTTCGTCTTTTGGCTTGGCGTAAATGATCTTATAGAGCTCGCCATCAAAAGTAAAGCTCCACCCCCGATCTAATCGCGAAAGAACTTGTTTGTTAGATACAATCGTTCCCGAGATTGATCGCTCACCATTTACAGCGTTTTTAGTTTTCAACTCGACTTGGGCTCCGTATCCGTTGCCCTTTTCGTCGTAAAAAGTAATCAATGATCCACCTCCTCTCTAGCGATATAGCTCTTTAAACCCGAGGATCTTGACGGTCCCCTTGAAATTAGTAAACCAATTAACTGACCGGTTAGGCTTTGGCCGAATAACGAAATATTCGTAATTCGTCCGGTTGTTGACGTTTAGATCTTGCGTGGCCGGCCCTTGATAGATCGCCGTTTCGACTCCTTTCAAAAGGAGCTTTTGACCAGATCTTAAAGGCGTTTCTGTGTGCCGATAAGTAAACCGACGGCCGTCAATTTCAAGGAAAAAATCAGTATTATCAGCGTTTGCGGTCAATTCAACGACAAACGGTACTTCTAGCTGGCTAAGTGGTGCCGTGCCGTTGTAAGGAAAGCTGTTCGTGCTGAGTGTAAGATCCCTCGGGACCGTCTCACCATACGGAAGCTCCGCTGTTACGAATGAAAACGAAACATTATATTTGATCCCGGCTTCCGAATTGCCGATAAAGTCAAACTCGATTTGACCATCGCCCACGACGTTATAACGATATTTCCAGTTTCTGTGTGGTAACTGGGCAAGGTTTAGATCGCCCGTCGTTTGTCCCGGCGTCTGGAAATCGTAAATATTATTTACGTTTTGGTATAGCTTTGTAATATAAAAGCTATCGTCACCCAAGACCCAGCGAGTCAATTCGTCTTTTTTATTTAAAAAGTCCTCCATAGAACCCGCTGAAAGCCTAGCTGTGACTGAGATTTTCTTTTCGATATAAGTCAAGCCGTCGAAAATATAACCATTGCGCCCCTTAACGGTTCGCCTTGATAGTTCCACGGCCGGGGACGAATCTTCGACCGTGATATTGTAAAGACCAAGGTCAGAAAGTTTCTGACTTTGGCCGTCTTTCTCAATTAATAAGTCCATCGTTCCCCCCTTACGTGAAATAAGCGTCCAGCGCTTTCTCTCTCGCGTCTTTCTCTTTGATCGTGGTA